ACCCACGTACATCTTCCGCCAACTGCCAAGCCAGCGATTGACAAACTCACCAGTCCCAGCTTGAACGATGTAACGGAAAGAGCCGTACAGGAATAGGTGTACTGAAACAGCGTGGCTTTGTCGGCATCAACTGTGACAACGGTTTCAAAAAACAACTGAAGCAGTTTGACCCGGCCATAAATGTTAAAGTCTTCGATCTGGGTTTCTGCCAGATATGTTCCGTTTGCCAGAACACCAGAGTCAACACGGATACCCTCATGGATATCGCCAATTCTTGCGATTGTACTTGGTGAATAATTCACGATGTTACCTCCTGTTTTTGGTGAGCTTTTCGCATTTTTTGTTTAGTTTCTTCAGAAAGAATAACCCCTTTTCTGTTGCTGGGTTTACCAACCTTCATAGCTCTCATTTTTGCCTTTGCTTCTGGGGAATGGTGTTTTCCAAGATTGATTTTATTTCCAATCTTTTTTTTGCTCATCTTCTTTTTTGCTTCTTCAGAATGACGCTTTCCAAAAAAACCATTCCCCTCTCCAGTCTGTGCTATGCTCCATCTTTTTCTTAACTCTTCAGAGGGAATTACAATACCATCACCACCCTCTGTCAAATTATAGCCCATAGAGCCGCGAGAATTATAATATTTAATCCAATATTTTTCTTTCTCGCCTAACGTGTTCCTATCGTCTGCCCTATCAATTACGGAAATGTCAAAAGACGGTAATCCGTACTTTCTTAAAGCGCACCCAATAGGGAAGCTTGATTTAAAATGAGAGGCTATTCGAGCTTTTAGCCCATTTCTACCCAAACCATTCTGGGTCAGGCCAATGTAAATCTTGCTATTAAGGTTATTCTGAATCTTATAAACAATCATGCTTATTTCCCATCAATGGAATGTCATCTTTCCAGGCAGCCCGGTTAGTGCTTCTTTTTGATTGTCGGTTTAGCCTCTTCTACCTTCGCCGGTTCCTTTTCTACTTCCACAATCTTCTCGACGATCTTTTCAACTACCACTTCTTTGATAATCGGTTCCGGTTCCGGCAAGGCCGCAAGCGCCTTTTTAATCTCCGCTTTCACAATGTTTCTTACGATCTCAATGTCTTCTCTCAGCATTTTCTACTCCTTTAAGGGTGAGGCCGAAACCCCACCCCGGTTAGAGATTAGTCATATATCGCGGTCGGCATCGGAGTTCCACTGAACCTCGGTTCACTCAAAACAACGAAGCAGGCCATAAGGGTCGCTGTGGCTGGAGTTGCAAGATGCACGGCAATACAATCATTGCCATCCGTCAGCATCCCACCGTTAACCGGGATGCAATACATCTTACTTGTGTCAGTCGTAGCGATTGCAAACAAGTCCACCCCTGCGGTAAGTATCGTCGGGATCATGGCATCCTCATTGTAGAGAGTACCGTCAACAACCGCCGTTTTGCCATTGGAGAAGGTAAGAGCTTCGTTATCGACGAACACATCCGCATCCCACTTATTGAGAACCAGAACACCACCGCGATCCTCATAGATTGTCGCGGCTGCGCCACCCGCACCAGCTACCGTTCCACCAGAGGCCGCAGCAACGCTTGAAGATGCCCCGTCATACTTGAGCATCATTCCTGATTCATAGTACCGGGTAAAGGGCAATAAAGTCGCACAGGAGCTTACACTCACGCCCTGATAAAGAGCGACGTTAAAGGCTTGGCCTATGGCCGCACCCGTCATGAGATAAATCTCGGCCTGGTTATAATTCTTGAGCGAAATAATATCGCTCACAGCGGTCGTGGTTTTATCAACCGGCGCCCAGCCGGAAACAACTGCATATTTATTATTCAGTCCTATCATTTTACTTTCCTCCTAATATCTACCGGAATAACCCGGTGATTGGTTAATTATGCTCTGGCCGAGGTCACTATAAAATGTCCTTGGGCTTCTGAACCTTTGGCCGGAATCAAAGAACTCGCACGCCAGGGCTGTCCATCCATTCTGAGGACGAAACGCAGGCATTGTTCGTCATAGATAAATCTGACGTGAATGCTCACATCTGTTTTCATGCCGCCCTTTTCTGCCACAATATACCCATCCTTGAAGTTACCAAGGATGATATCGCCAGCATCGCCCAGTGGCTGTGCCTGCTCAATCGCGTATGCCGGGAGTCCCATGATACGAGCATAAGGGGCATCGCTCAAACCGCCAGGAGGCATATAAACCGGGATTCCGCCAGTTCCAACTGCGAGAGACATGGTGTAGAGTTGGGGTTCTATGTTCTGGTTGTAATACCAGGCATAGTTTCCGGTCTGGGAAGCAAACCTTCGCGCGTACATCTTTATAATGTTTTCCGCGAGAATCGTATCTTTCAACTGCCCACTTTCCTTGGCTACCGAAACGAGACTACCACTTGCGAGAACACCAAGGGCCTCTGCGACTCCATCCCCGTTGATGATATCATCCTGTACCTGAAAATCAAAGGCTGACTTAAAGGCCGAAGAGACTCGGGATTCCATTGCCACGGCATCCATAATCAGTTCATCGGTCAGGTAGGCCATTCCAATGAGTTTCTTCAGGGTTAATTCAACCCTGCGGAATTTCGGCTTACTTGCTGTCTTTTCTCCAGCCTCATCAGCGTGGTAAACAATGACCCCGCCTGCGGTACTGGCAACCCTGGACGTTTCATCAAAACCATTCAGAACGATTCCGTTGGCGTTGGCACTGATGGGGATCGTTTCGCACTTGCTTGCAATCAGGCCATTCTCAAACAGATCCTGGAAAAGGGTGTTTGAGAAATCAGTCTGAACCATAAACCCGCCATCGGAGGGGACCGTTTCACTCATTCCAGCCGCAGCGCGTATATTAAGCAGTCGAGGGTCTGTTCGTCCGCCGGGACTACCGGCGTTGATAACCGCCGCAAGCTGCTCGCCAAAAGAACTGAAGCTGTCTTTGGCGCGGGTATCGACCACTTCAATCTTCGCGTTGTCGGGGACCGTCAGGCTACCTTCCGGTTTTTCCAGATCCCTTGAGATGCGCTCCTGCCTTTCCATCGAGGCAACAATCTTGCGAATGTCCTCAACGGTATCCAGCAGTTCGTTTTTCAGGGCAAGTTCCGCCTCTGCAATCTCGCGGCTCTCTGCCACGCACTTCGTATCAATATCACCAACCTTTTTCATAAGGTTTTTGATATCTTCTCTATACTGAGTCAATGTCTTCATTTAAAGTTCCTCCTAAATTTGTGATGGAGCCGCAATCTCGGCTCGTGTTAATAGGTCTGACACCTTGTCGTTTTTGGCAGGTTCTGCATCACGCAGAGGAACAGTCTGGGCATCACGCACAGCCTGATCAACTTCGTCTGGGTCCTGGGCATCACGCACAGGGTCTTCGACTAATCCTTTAGCCAATCCAGCTATTTCCTTCGCTTGACTTCGGCTATACCCGTTTTCGCGCAGGGTACGTTCTAGATCTCGCGGATTCAATTCTGTTTCACATTCTCCGTTTAAGCATTCTGGTACATTTGCAAACACTGATAGATCAAACATGGCTTCAACCTTTTCACCTTCTTCGATTCGGTCAATCATCCCCATTTCCAAGGCTTCCGCAGCGGTCAACCACGTTTCGGCGGTCATAAGGTCTTTGATCTCTTTCTCATCCTTGCCGGTTTTTTTTACATAGGTCTGTGCGAGAACACCGTCAATTTTATCAAGCAGGTCTGCCTCTTTTCTAAGGTCTTCGGCGCTCCCGATTGTGATTGACCATGCCTCGTGAAACATGAAAAACGCATTTTCGGCCATTACGACCTCATCCCCAGCCAAAGCGATGACGGAAGCAATGGAGGCGGCTATGCCATCTATATATACGACTGTTTTCGCCGAGTGGCTCTTAATTGCGTTTGCTATTGCCACCCCATCAAAGACGTTTCCACCGGGAGAATTGATTCTTACGTTGATAGTCCCGGCCGTGATTTTTTGCAAATCTTTAACGAACTGACTGGCCTCAACACCGAACCACCCAATTTCATCGTAAATATAGACAGTAGCATCGTTCGCCTTATTCTCAATCTGATATTTGCCCTTAGTCTTTCCGAACGGGCTACGTTTGATTCTCATTTTCTTCAACCTCCTCTGTTTTTTCAGGGGTTACCACCGGGACTATGCCCTTGCTCGTTGCTTTATCCATAAATTCGTCTATCTTGCTCAATGGGACCATGTTATTAACCGGAACAAATAGTTCGTCGGCGTATTCGTTGTCGCTGGGGTCCCAGTCTTCTTTTTCGCGGATATCGTTCGGGCTCATTGCCCCTATTCCAAACATCTTCGCATAATACTCGGCGCGGTCTTTTGAGTTCCCACGCATCAGACCATCGACATTGTG